GACGATATACAACTTTAAAAAAGGTAATTTGAGGATTACCTGTTAAATAAACATCCTGAGCACCATAAGCTACTAGTTGAAGAAGACCACCACCCATTTACGCTATATTCTTTATACTATTAGTGGAGAAAAAAAAAAGTCTAATATTACACAAAACATATACATTATTATTGTTATAATATATTGAAAAATAAAATATATAATTGAATAATTTAGTTGGAATAGGCAAGACCACCCATACCAGATAATATGCGGAGAACGTTGTAGTTAACAGCATAGATATTGATGCCACTGTAATCTATGTTGACTTCTGTTGCTCTATTAGTTGCTGTTTGTATTTTATCAACTGTGTTAACCATAAGGGTGGCAGTGTCAATACGAGACATATTGAGAGTGCCACTTGGTTGATGGTCTTCGGGTTTAAGAGCAAAGGAATATACATTGATACCAGGGTTGGCAGATACATTGGTGTGATGTTGATAAGGTTGTACTAAATTGAAATAGGAACCTTTGCGTACTGCGAAACGATCATTGCCATTTAATTGTAAGATGGCATCAACGAATGGATTCTTAGCAAGAGCGGATGGTGTAACAACATTATTATCTTGAACATCCATATCAGAGTAATCATACCATTTAGCATTACGTTTTGTTGTACCTTTGGCTTTGGCAACCCATACTAATTCTTTGCATGGGTGATTGAAGTTAAGTTTAACGCGAGTGCTGCCAGTGCCAAGTGTTTCAGTACCAGTGAATTGTAATTGTTCAATTAAATATTCATGTGATAATTGAGCAAAACGTCTGCGTTCATCGGTATCAAGGAAGATGTAATCTACCCATAAAGACATATCTTTAAGTTCTGGGAAATTGCTAGCATTAGCACCAGTGTCTCCTGCAGATGTTACGATGCAATTAGATTTTTGTTCAAATTCAATTTTAACTTTGACTTCATGGTATTGAAGGGCGATTAATGGAAGAGCTAAACCTACATTGCGGCAGAACCAGAATTCAAGTGGTACATATAAAGTAGTAGTTGTTTCATCACTTATATTACCTGTAGTGTCACCATAATCAGCACCTACCATCTTGTCATACGCATAGCGTTTGCCAGTTGGTAAAGATAATTCGTTCCAGATGTACATCCAGTCAGAATAGTGTTTATCAATTTGTTGACCACCAATTTCAATTACAACAGATTTTAATAAGCGAAGACCTAAGTAGTTAACATATGTATCAGTACCGGCTGTCCGAGAAGACACATCTACTTGGAGATACATGCGGTTGATTAAATCACCGTTGCGAGAGATTTGGCAATTTACAGTGTTTCCATAACCTGGATTTCCATTGAAAGTTTGTTGGATAGCTTCAATAGCGAAGTTAGTATGACGACGATATACAACTTTGAAAAAGGTAATTTGAGGATTACCAGTTAAATAAACATCCTGAGCACCATAAGCTACTAGTTGAAGAAGACCACCACCCATTTACGCTATATTCTTTATACTATTAGTGGAGAAAAAAATATAAATTACTACGCGATTAAATTTCTAATATAATACATATAAAACTTTATTTTAATAATTTTATTATATATGATGTTTAAAGAAAAATCATCAAAAAAAAAAATAAATACTAATATAAATGAAACTTATACTCTCGATGCAATGCATAACAATATGATTAAAAAGTTTGAGAATACCGACAAAGAATTATCGTATTACAATAATTTATTAAATGAATATAAATCAAGTTCTAATATTATATTTAACGAACTAAATAAAGAAACTGATAAAGAACTCGCTAATATATTATGGAGTAGTAATATTGATTTACGTGAAAAAATTATTGATACAAAAAATAAAATTAAAGAACTTAATAATAATTTTGATGAAATAGAATATTATAAAAATACTAGTTATATTTTATTTCAATATTATGATACTGTTGATAAACAGTCGCATATTAATAATGCAATTGTTGGTAAAAATAATATAATCAAGTCATCTGTTGATTTACCAATTAAACAAAGTAGAACTGTCTATAAAAGCGAATCTAAAAAGAAAAAAGCTATATCATCACATAATACTATAAATGTATTAGATGCTTTAAATAATATTAATAATAAGCCCGAAAATGAAGATAATGCTTCTAATTCTAATACAGAAAATAATGATAGCGCAAGTAAAAATGCAAACAATGAAGTAACAGTTGAAGATAAAAGTACATTAGTGGATAAGTATATGTCAATCATAAACAAAAAATATGTTAGAAATGTTGAAGATGATAATATTGAAATATGTAAAGAGTGCAAAAGTCAAATGATTTGTTTACAACAAGATGCAATAATGATATGCAATACTTGTGGTTATCAAGAGTTATTATTAGTAGAACAAAATAGACCTATACTTAAACAAAATACCAAGGATACTTCGCATTTTTGCTATAAGAGAATTAATCATTTTAGAGAATGGTGTAATCAAGTTCAAGGTAAAGAAAGTACTGATATACCTGATGAAGTATTTGAGAAAATATTAGCGGAAATCAAAAAAGAAAAAATAGTTGACCTTAAAACGATTACTTATACTAAAATGAGGGATATTCTCAAAAGATTACGTATAAATAAATATTACGAACATATTAATTATATTATAAACAGAATTAATGGTATACCTACACCGCAATTTAGCCCCGAGTTAGAAGAAAAACTTTGCAGTATGTTTAGAAGTATTCAAGCACCTTTCTTGAAACATTGTCCGAAAGATAGAAAAAACTTTTTATCATACAGCTACGTTCTTTATAAGTTTTTTCAAATATTGGGTCTAGATGAATATCTTAAATACTTTCCTTTATTGAAAAGTAGGGAAAAGCTTTATGTTCAAGACCAAATATGGAAAAAAATATGTATAGATTTAAATTATGAAATTATACCTTCATTATAATGCTTTAAAATCCCATTGGAAATCCTACTAAACTAAATCCTGCGCCCAATCCGACACCTTGTCTAGCACTTTGTGATATTACTGGTGATAGTAAATCTAATATTGAGAATGTGCATGCCGCTGTTAAGGCCAATAGCCATATTTCATTCCATTCTAATTTATTTTTTGGCAATATAATTGCTATAAATGCAACAACTAAACCTTCAAATAAATATTTCATTAATCGAGATCCAGCCTCCGAATAATCAAATTTATAGTTCATTGTTTAATATTATTTCATATTTTTTTTAAAAATATATAAGATTAAACTTATATAAAATATTATAGGAATTATGACAACAGTAAAAGATAAAAAAATTGAATTAGTTGACCCAAGAGTTGAGGATCATTTAGACGAAGACAAGCCAATTAGAGGTCAAAAGTATGTTCTTTTATCATTTGTAAGCCCCGAAGATGTTATTATCAATAAAGAAGCACTATTTTTTAGTAATTTCATTGAAAGCTTTTCTACAAATGTTAAAGAAATCTTTGGTTCTATCAAGGAAAAATATCCAGAAACAAAAGATGTAATTGATAGCATTTGTGATAACCATAAATATATCTTTGACGCAAAAGAAATGGACGAACAATATAAGTTCTTTAAATCTGTAAAGGGGCAAGAACTAGAAGCCAAATATCACGCGGATAATAAGGGAATCACATCAATTCGCGGTGTAAAAGTACGTGGTTGTTTTGAAACTATTGAAGAGGCTAAAACACGCAGCGAATTCTTAAAAAAATTAGGTGATAAATTTCACATTTATGTTGGAGAAGTAGGGTGCTGGTGTGCATGGGCACCTGATCCTGAATTTATCAAGGATGTAGAATATTCAAATACTCAATTAAATACTTTAATGAAGGAATATAAACAAAACATGGACGATAAAGATGCTGTATTTGAAAGTCGCAAAAATAGTATTGTTGCAGCATCACAACAACAAGTAGGTGAACCAGCGGGTGAACCAGTAGGTGCCTATACATCTTCATCGCAAACACCAAGTGATGCACTAAATGATGAAATTACCGATGATACAAACGTTGAACTCACAAGCATCAAAGAAAGCATTGAAAATGTTGATGTATGGAGTGAGAGTAAAAAAGAACACAAAAATAAATAATTCTTTTATTTAGAGTTTATTATTAAATAATGAAAGCAATTGCTATATTTATATTATTTATAGGTTGCTTACTAATTGTACAAGGTTATCATAATAGCAAAAAAATATGTAAAAAAGATAAAGTGATTGTAAAATATGTTCCTAGAACTATTTATGAAGATCAAATGAAACCGGCTGAAAGTTTACAGACATTTTATAAAGGGATGTTTGATGATATTATGTTGCCACGATAAAATATTTATTTTTATCCTCAATATTATTAAATGGAAATATTAAGAAGTATTGAAAAAAATATAATTGATATAACTAATGCAAATAATGATATAGATGCCGATATGTTAAAAAAAAATATTAAATCGTATTTTGAAAAAATGGCAGATAAAGAAAATATTAATAATATGAAAAGAGATAAATATTATGAAGAATATGAAAACAAAAGAGTAGAGCAACATATTAATTATGATAATTACTTGCGTGAAAAAGCCGAATTAATGGAAACTTTTAAAAATGATAAAACAAAAACTGCTTTACATAATTATTTAAGATTAAAGCCACCTAAATATGATAATTTAGCACTATATTCTTATTTAGATGTTAAAATTGAAGAAGAAAAGCCTGTTGTTAAAAAAGAAGAAAAGCCTGTTGTTAAAAAAGAAGAAAAGCCTGTTGTTAAAAAGTTAGATAAATGCACACCTGCTAAAAAAGCAGAATGTGAGAAAAAAGGAAAAAAATGTAACCCAGATTCTGGTAGATGTGTGAAATCAGACAAACCCGCAGATAAGGTAGAAGACAAACCCGCAGATAAGGTAGAAGACAAACCCGCAGATAAGGTAGAAGATAAATGCACAGAAGCAAAAAAAGCAGAATGTGAGAAAAAAGGAAAAAAATGTAACCCAGATTCTGGTAGATGTGTAAAATCAGATAAACCTTCTGCTAAGGTTGAAGATAAACCTTCTGCTAAGG